GACCGATGTGTTTCCGGTGACCAATAATTCATCGCGGTCAAATTCTTGCAATGGGCCAATAATGATTTCATAACCCGAACCCGCTTGTGTTGTTGTCCAACTGATTGCGCCCGGTGTCATTCCCGTATATATGCGTTTCAAATAATATGTGACGTTGTTGTTGAAATCGTACAATTCAACGTTCAATCGCAACTTCATATAAATTTTAGCGGAACCAACGGGTTGATTGATGGTCACAAAACCAACGTGACGAAATACAAAAAATATTTGATTCGATGGCGTTGACGCTATAAATCCAACTTCCGTCGTCGGTTGCGATATTTCATCACTGACAACACCATTTATTGCTTTGGGTTCCTTATTTACCACAACGGAAATGTTATTCACCGCGGGCAAAAAGTTGAAAATATTACCAGCCAATCGCGCCTTGTTTGACGTTTGATTGATGGTTTTGTTGTATGATACCAATTCAGAATCAATTTTTGTTTTGTCCTTTTTATATCGGTGTTCATACATTGATGACGCTTCACGCGTGAACAATTGTTCCAATCTATATTGGCCTTTTGAATAGTATAAACGTAAACCAAAAATGTAACACATTTGTTCCAACACTTCCATCCACGTTTTGCCCGTGATTACACCATCCTCATCAATGGTATCAAAGGCGTGGAAATCTGCCCACGTTTCATCCAATGGATTATTGTTGACGTTGTACGTCATTTCTTCAGCCCACCAGTTCGACACAACGGCCAACACCGGGTGTTCGCTTCCGTACATTCCCAACACGCCAACTTGGTCCAATGCGTTGATGAATTGGTTGGTGAACTGACGGAAAAATGACGTGCCACATAACGTGTCCCCCAACTTTGAAATTCCGTCGGTCGCTTGAATGTTTAGAACGTAAGGTTGCGACGTATCTTCAACCTCAATAATATCTTGAACGATATATCCGCCCCAATGAAAGTCGAGGTAAACAACTTGTTCTTCATCGGGTGAAAATGACATCACCAATCCATCGTCGGAAACCTTGCTTGTGTTGTACCACGTGTTTGCATCTTCACCATCAAATTCACCCTTCCAAATCTTGACGAAATAGCGGTCTTGCTGATATTGCTTTAGGTTGTTGAGAAATGTTGTTGTCGCTGAATCTTGAACGTACATTCCAAACGATACCGACGACCCAATGATTGGGGAGTAAACGTTGTCCGTTTGTCCCGAATAGTTCAATTGGAACCCATCACCCGTGACGCTGAATTGGTCCGGGCTTGTTCCCGTATATTCGTCGTCCCAAATTTCAATCAAGTAAAAATGTCCGTAGCTACTGCGGAACTCGGAAAATAGTTTTGGATTCGCCATATATTAAAAACCTCTTTGTCTTGTTCGGTTGCGCGATGCGCGTTCGTTGCTCAATAGTATGTCGGACCCGCTGATGCGTCCCGTGACAACAACGTTTTGTCCGCCGCCAAATTCATTCAATCTATCCAATGGAATGACCGCTTCGGATTGTCCGCCTTCCCCAATCATTGCCAACGTTGGTGAAGTTACAACACCACCTTCGGCAAGCATTGGGATGTTCGGCATAAATCCGCCAACGCTTTGCATCGTTGAAAAGATATCACCTATTCCACCAAGGCCAGCAACACCACCAAAGGCAAGTCGAACGGCAACGGCCAACGCAAATGCGGCAATCGCCGCCGCTACAAATTGAGTGATTAGGCTTCTCAATCCCGAAATCATTGATTCTTTGAATTTTCCGAATCTTGTTTCGCCTTCTTCTAATACGCCGAATGCGTTTTCAAGTGAACGTGCGAATTGATTTTGGATTGCCATTCCCGCATTTACGGCCAACGCTCCGAAATCAACCAATTCTTTTTTTATTGCAACCATTGCTGGCTTCAATTCCATCAATGCGGGCGTTGCTTTTCTCGGCAAATCCATGAACGCTTCCGCCATTCTTTTCACGCCGCTTGTCGCGGCTGATGTCGATTGCGTGATTTCTTCAATGACTGGAGGAAGTGTGCCAAGTTCTTCGGTTGTTTCTTCGGTTTCCTCTTTGAGCAATCCCAAATCATCCTTGATTTCGGTGACGACTTGACCGAGTGATTTGAATGCTGGGACCGCAACCGATTCCATTTTCTTGAATGGTTCAACCAGCATTTTGTCCATCCCAAGCAATCCAGCGATTGCGTTGAATCTCCCAATCAATGTATTGACATAGGGAATAATTGCGTTGACCAATCCACCAATGGCGTTGATACCGATGGCCTTCAATGTTTTGAAGTTATAACCGAGGTAAACAAGACCCGCGGCCAACGCCGCAACCGCCAAAATAATCAATGTGATGGGCGATGTGGCAATCTGCACGGCAACACCCCACGCCGTTGTTGCGGCCGTTGCTAACCAAGTGGCCGCGCGAATCGCGGCGATGGCACGTGTTAAGGAGCCGAGTATAAAAATAAGCGGTCCAATTCCCGCGGCAACCGCGGCAACAACTGCAATGAATTTTTTCATTCCCGGCGACAACTCGTTGATGAATGTTGCGAGTTGCGTCAACTTCTTAATCAATGGCGTCAACGCTACCGATACCAATCCACCGAATTCAATAGCTAAACCTTCGACCGCTGAACCAAGTGCCTTTGATGCACCCGCGGCCGTCATGTCCATCACGTCGGCCATTTCTTTCGCGGAACCCGATGCATTTTCAAATTCCGTGTTCAGTTCCGCAAGCAAGTCGGTGTTTTCCACTAACTTCAAAAGACCCGATTGCGCACGCTGACCAACTTCGTCCATTGCGCCACCAAGGTCCAAGCCTTTTTCTGCCAAATCTTCGATGGCTTCGGCCGTGGATTTTCCCGATGTTTCCATTTCGGAAATAATACGCCGCAACATCGTCCCAGCCATCGACCCCTTGATTCCGTTGTTTGCCAAAACCGCAAGCATTGCCGATGTCTTTTCCAACGATATGCCCGCCGATGATGCGATTGGTGCAACCATCTTCATTGATTCCGCAAAGGCTTCCATATCAAGTGCAGACGAACTGAATGATTTCGCCATCACATCGGTGACGCGTCCAGTTTCGCTAACATCTAAATTGAAACCACGCAATGTTGCACCCGCTACTTCGGCCGAACGTGCCAAGTCACTTCCCGATGCTTGGGCCAAATTCAATGTGGCTTCAGTGACGCCCGTGATTTGTTTGGCGGTGAAACCTAACTTCGCAAATTCCAATTGCAATCCAGCCACTTCACGTGCGCTGAATATGGTCGAACGTCCTAATTCTTTGGCGTTGTCCGACAATAATTTAAACTCATCAGCGGTCGCACCCGATACGGCTTTGACCTTCGCCATCTCAAGTTCAAAATCGCGGAACACGTTGAATGATACCGCGCCCAACGCAACAATCGGCGCGGTCAACTTCATGGACAAATTTTTGCCCGTTTGTTGCATCTTGCGCCCGAACTTGTCCATTGAACGTTCGGCCTTGTTTAGACCTTTACGGAATGGCGCGATGTTCGCGGTTAGTCGGAAATTTAATGAACTAAGACTTGCCATTGGCTTTTGCGCGTTGTTTGCGTTCGTTTATCACTTCTAATATTTCGCCCCGTGTCCAAACCTTGTGGTTCTTCTTCGGCTTGCTTTCCCAAGGAAACACAATCAAATCTTTTGGTTTGATGCGCTTCTTTGTGTGTGGATTCAAAAGGATTGTTGTCATCCAACGCGTCCTTTCCCAATCCGTTTGTTCCTTTCGGTTTTGACGTTCGTTCCAACCTTCAACCAAGTTTCCCCACTCGCGTGGCAATAGGTCATAGAATTGGGACGGCATCAATCCAACTTGACCGAACGCGAACGCTTCCAACGTGTCCCATGTTGCAACGTCACCTTGTTGCGACGTTCGGTCATTTACTTTTTTTCACTACCCGATGAAAATTGTTCTTCAAAGACGGCGAACGCCTTTTCAATCAATCCTTCATCTTCGTCAATCCAATCGGCAACATCCGCCACATCATATCGGAATGGTGCTTTTTCTTTTCTTGCGCCGTCTTTGAATCCGCAAAACATCAATGTGATTGCTTGGTCCAAAGTCATATCGTCGCCAAGGTTTTCCAATTGCGCCAATGTTGTTCCCGTCATTCTTGAGAATTCACGCAAGGCGTTGAATCCAAATCTGATGGCGTGTTTTCTTTCGCCGATTTCAATGATTGTCGTCATATTCTTTTTGTTTTGTTGTTGTTGTAATAAAGGGACCGCCCAACGGACGGCCCCGAATCAATTCTTTGATTAAGAAACTGACGCTTGCGTCAATACTCCAGTACCGGTGAACCCGAACGAATACGTCACGTTTTCTTCAACGCCCGCTTCTTGTTCGTAGCTTACCAAGTACGCGTCGCCAGTGTAGTCGATTTCACCGCTTGTTGCAGAACCGAATTTCACTTTCACAAGTGTGCGGTTTGACAACAATGTGAAAAGGTCATCCGGTGTGTCGAAATCCCCACTGATTGAGTAAGTCACCAACCCGTCGCCACTAAGTGACCACGCTTTCAAACCTTCAAGATTCTCTTGCCATCCGGCTGAATCTTTGTTTGTGGTGTCGCGTGTTTCCATTGAAACACTTAATGATGCCGATGTTGCACGGCCAATGATGTCGTAAGATGTTCCACCATCTTCGCTGATTTGAATCACAACATCCGTTGAATTCATGATGCTTGTTGCAGCCATTTTTTTCTTTTTTTATCGTTTACAAAATACAAAATCAATCGCGAGACACGCGGAATTTCAAATCAACTTGTGACCCAAACGTCCGTTCATCATCGCTGAACAAATCGCGTTGGCCTTCAAAGGCGCACGATTTTACTTTCACCCCGCTAATCGTTTCGTTCATTCTTATGAATGCACTTCGAACGTATTCAACGGCGTTTTGTGTGTCCGAATACTTTGTTGAAATCAACGTGATTCGGACATCTATTTCGTCAATATGCGAATCGCTTTCTTTCGACATACTTGTGGTGATATTCGCCACCTCGTAAATCGCGAACGGCGTCGCTTTTGTTTGCGCTCCTATGACTGGAAACACGCGTCCACCAAACAATGTGTTCAATGCTGAATCGCTTGTGAACTTTGATTTGATAACCTTCCCAATCATATTCGTGCGGCTTTTACTTGTTTATTAAGGAACCCACGCATCAATCGTTTGAACTCGTTTCCAACGCCCGCTGAATTTCTTGTTCGTGCGCGCTTGGCAAAACCTTTGTTTGGTCCGTTATATTGTCCGTCCCTTAAATATCCATATTCCAAAAAGTGTGCGAACCAACCGCCTTTTTCCGGGTCGCTGAATGAACGCTTCACCCTTGGGCCAACCGATAAGGACGCAA